TGTCCTGCTGTCGCGGGTGCGGGTGTAGGAACGGCCGCGGGGGCGGGAGCAGGAACGGGCGCAGGGGCAACCACGGGGGCAGCCACGGGCGCGATCACGGGGGCGGCCACAGGTGCAGCCACAGGAGAAGGTGCGGCCACAGGCGCAGCCACAGGAGCCGAAACCACCGTCTGTTCTGCGGGTTCGGCATCGCGTTCTGCGGGGGCAGCGGCTTTATAAGCAGCCATCCTGTCGGAACGCAACTTAGCTCGCTCTTCGGGAGTTCCAAAAGTCCGAGCCTTCGCATCTTCATATGAAATCTCGGGATACAGTTTCTCGAGTTGAAGATGCGTCACACCAGCCATGAACTGTTCGAGTTGTTCTTTGCTGGCGGCGAGAGGAGTAAGATCGTCGGGATAAATCTCATACTTCCGCCCGGGATTCGTTTCCTTCGGGTTGTAGTAAATGAGAACCTGCCGACCAAAAGGAACTCCGTTCTCGCTGAGAACGACATTGCCTTTCTCATCGCGCTTGAGGATGATATCGTTGTATTTTCCGTTGACGTTCGAAGCGAGTTTAACGATCGTATACCAAACGGCATACGCGCACTCGTAAACCTGAACGCCAGCAGCGACATCGGCACAGTCGATGATGTTGAACAGGCCGGCCCTGTTCGAACGATAGCGCCTGGCCTCTCCTTCGAGACGTTCCTTCTCGGCCGGATTTTCCTTAGCCGCCTTCAGCAACGAGATACGTTTCTCGCAGACGGGATCAGGATGACCGTAAGTTTCCTGCGCGCAGACGAACGACTCCCACTCAGTCCCGAACTGAAGGATGTGCTTCGAGATTTTGAGATGGTAGTTGACATCAGGCGGCGCATCGGCGCGGGCTGGAAGGATCCGAATGACGTTGTCACCCGGCTTCGGCTTCCAATACTTCTTCTTACCACCGGTTCCGGTCTTGGCAATCTGCTGACGATCGCCTTCCGCATCCGGATTCTTGAAAAGAGAACTGGTCATTAAGACCTCCTTTGAAATAAAAATATAGACAGCATTGCCGGCACTAAAAGTTTTTGGACTTCTTCGCGCATCTCGTGCTTAAGCACGTCCATATGGCGTCCGGCAATGCGATGTCGCAAGTTAAATGGCCTCGCGTTTTTCGCCAATATTCAACGACGTAGAATTGCGTTGATCACGCATATTGAGACTGAGAGCAATAAGACAATCCTTCCGTTGATTGAAAGCATCGCGGATGGCGTGGAGTTTTCCCACGTTAGCCTTCATCTGATTGAACTCGGCAATCGCTGCCAACCGCGTCGGGTCAAGAATGACAGCACTCGACACCATTGTCTCTGTAAACTTCCCGCCGGCCTTAGTCAACTTGTCACGGACTTCAGCATCAGCCGCGGCCGTCACCATGTCAAGCGCAAGTTTAGCCTTGTTCATAAGTTCTTCCGCCATTTCCTCGAGCATGGCATAGAATGCATATCGACCTGCCTGTTCGGACAAGTTGCGATTGATTGTTTCTTCAGCGATCTTGAGTTCATCGCCATAAGGAAGAACGTATTCCTCATCTAGAATAACCGTCAATGTTTGATCGTTTAAATTCAAGTTACCTCCTTTTCATTACGAAATATTATACAGCGTTTCGTCCTTAAAGTAAACCAAATTTCTCGAAATCTTCAGGCGCAACAGGGGTGCCGGGGATACCTTCGAAAACGGCTGATTTAATAAGGCCGGCAACGACACGCTTATTAACGACACGACGATTAACGCGTTCCAAAAAATCCTTGAAGTCGGTCACAGGTCGCACCTTATAAAGTTCTTCAGCAGCTCGCTCACCAATACCATGCAGGCTGATGAATCCTTCGCGAATTCCGTATATCCGTTCCTTGACATTATAATGTTGAATAGAGAAATTCTTTTCTGACTTGTTTATCCGCGGACTATAAACCTTAATATCATAATGATGATTCTTACGAAAACGCGCACTGTTAATTAACTCAATGACCTTATCTTCGTCTCCAATCTCTCTGTTCAACGCAGCCACATGAAACTCAGCAGGATAATGATGTTTAAGCCACATCATTTGAAAAGCAATATAAGCATAGGCGGCCGCATGAGACTTGTTAAAAGCATATTTCGTATAATGGTTGATAAGACTGAACAAGTGTTCTGACTTAGCATCATCAAGTCCGTTCTCTTTCCACTTGCCCATGATACGATGTTTAAATGCTTCCATCTTGGCACGCGTCGTGTTGTTCGCTTCAGAGTTTCCAAGCGCATAATGCTTCTTAAAGAGCGATCGAATTTCATCGGCCTCTTCCAACGTAAACTGTCCAATGGCGCGAAGCAACTGAAGAATCTGTTCTTGATAAATGATGCAACCATAAGTTGATTTCAGAATAGGTTCAAGCCGATCGTCAATGTAAACGATATCTGACTTCCCTTTCTTACGGTTGGTATATTCTTCCGCCTCACCCGATTGAAGGTTGGCCGGCCGATAAAGAGCGTTGATAGCAACAAGGTCGCTGAATTTCGTAACGCCGACGCGCATCATAAACTCTTTAATCCCGCGACTTGAAAACTGAAAAACACCGGCAGTGTCGCCCTGATTAAAATGTTTGAAGACGTCCGCATGTTTTCCTGCTCCAAAATCAAACGAATCAAGTTGCACCGTCACATCAAGTCCGTTATTCGTATCCTTAATAAGTTTAATAGTGTCGTTGATAGTTCCACAAGCCGTAAGACCAAGGATATCAAACTTGATAAGACCAAGTTCAGAAATCTCTCGCTCATCAGATCCTTCTTGCAATGCGCAAACAAGATTATCCTTGATGCGAAGCATCGGAACCTCTGTCAGGCCATGGTCGTCGATGACGACACCTGAAGCGTGCATACTGTAATGACGCACGCGGCCTCGAATTCGTTCAGCCAGATTCCAAACAGTTTCGTTGTCATTAATAAACTTGACAGCAGCCGGTTGGAACCGATGTGCATCAGCAAAACGTTTTACCTCATCATGCACATTAGTGTCGTCCTTAACTTCCTTAGTTAACAGGTCAACATACACCGGATCAAGTTCAAAGACACGACCAAGATCGCGAATGACACCGCGCGTTCCAAATGTTCCGAATGTATAAACATGAGCAACGTTTGACTCGCCATATTTTTGCTTGATGTATTCTTCAACCTCATCACGCCTGGCCGAATCAAAATCCATATCGATGTCAGGTGGTTCTTTGCGCGAACGTGAAAGGAATCGTTCGAACATCAGGCCGTGAAGAACGGGATCAAGGCGCGTTATCCCAAGTAAATAAGCAGTCAACGATCCGACAACAGATCCGCGGCCGACACCAACGAATATTCCTTTATGATTGCAAAATTCTACAATGTCGCGCATAATAAGGAAATAGTTTGAAAATTCCTTTTCTGAAATGACAGACAACTCTTTGCTGAGTTGCTCTTCGTATTCCTCGCGCTTATGTTTATTTGGGAATGTTTTCTTTGCAGCCAGGTTCGACCACGTAATCTTAGAAACAAGTTCGTCGGCTTCTTTCTTGGTCTGACAAAACTTTGGAATCCTATAACCGCCTTCAAGCCTGATATCGAACGGCCTGATATTATCGGCAACCTCGAGCGTGCGTTCGCATCCTGCTTCAAACTCTTTGCGCGTAGTATCGAACCCGTATTTTTCTACCGTCTCCCAGATTTCATCAGGTGTTTTAAAATAAATATCCTCATTAGGTTCTTCTGGAAGTTTATAAAGTGGCAACTTATACATGATTGCTCGAACAAGTTCGCGCAACACCGTATCGGCAGGTTTCATAAAGTGAACGTCATTTGTAACAATAAACGGAATTCCAGTTTCTTCAGCAACGATCCGTAGAAACATATTGTAAACAACTTGTTGTGGAAGAGAATTATAAATGAACTCCAAATAAAAATGTCCACGCGTTGCTTCTTGAATTTGCCGACACAACTTTATAGCACCTGGCAGATCTGCATCGGCAGCGAACGGCATTAACGGCGACATGATACAAGCCGATGTCACGGTAAGGTTCGAACAATTATTAAGAAGTTGATCCATTGTAATACGCGGCCGATAATAAAATCCGTTTTCACTGTGTGATTCTTTATTAAGGGCCAACAGTTGGAGCCAACCTTCCTTGTTGCGAGCCAGGGCGACGATATGGTCGCGATGTTTATCCGTCTTGACAAGCCCTTCCCTCAGATAAAACTCACAACCGAGAATCGGTTTGATATCGACGAGTTTACATTCCTTCATAAACTTCATCACGCCGCTTAGACTGCCATGGTCTGTAATAGCAACGTGCGACATGCCAAGTTCTTTTGCTCGAGCCGCATAA